TCTTTTCCAGTTTGTTCCATCTGAAAAAGCATAGATAGCAGCACCTGCTGCTCCATTATCAACATAGATTAAAACACCTTCATTCTCAGTTGCATCAAGAGTATTAGTTCCATCTGTAACTGTTGAAGTGCTTGCAAACGAATAAGTGTTTTTTCCACCTTGTTGCGTATCACCTGCATTCTTATTTGGGCCACCAATAAATCCATTGATAGATGTTACTGGGCCTTTAAATGTAGTATTTGCCATTTTATTTTACTCCTAGTAATTAACGAACATAGTCTCTAGGTCGTCTATCATACTAGTCTATGTTCTGATTAGTTGTATGATAAGATAAATATATATAAATTTTTTGAAAAGCGCAAGGAATCCTTGGGAATAAAAGTAAGTTTTTAAAATTAAGGTCTATATTATTATAGCTATTTCGTTTTCTGCAGCCTTAATTTTTCGTATAACGTCTTGAATCTCTCTATCAATTTTGACCATATTCAAAGTATATTTATTTTCTTTGCTATGCTCTTCGTCCCATGTCTGATTCAGAGATTTCTTTTGCTCGTAAAGATTGGTTATCTTTGTTTGAAGTTCCGCCATCTTTTATCTCCTCGTATGTTACACGTAATGATTTATTATCATAAAATGTGTTATACTCCATTTTTATATCATTTTTTCGGATCTTGTCAACTATAGCATTTTCTATACTTTCAGCGGAATCTCTACAAAATACATCAAATTCCATGAAGTATCCGTAGGCAAATATTTTGACGTGAAACTTTTTTTCCATATTTTTGAGACAAAAAAAGGGGGCGATTGCTCGCCCCCTAGTATTCGTTATGTTAATTATTACGCACCTGGTGATCCAAAGATACCTCTAGGGTCTGAGAATCCGAAAGAATATCTCTCTCTAGCTTTGTATCTAACGTTACCAGTGTCGAAATCACCTTCCATAGCAGTTTTGATTGGTGCTCTGACAAACATTTTCATACCATTAGGTACGTCTGTTTTGATAAAGAACGCATCTGGGTCAGTTAAAAAGTTATTAACTACGTATCCTTGTGGAATCATTCCCATAGATACTGTTGCGTTGATATCGTTGTCAGCAGTTCCAACTCTATTAGCGGACTTCATTAATCTTTCCGCTGTGAATTGTAATTCACTAGGAATGATCATTTTTACGCCTCTAGCTGCTATTTTAAGACCTCTTTCGTCTGTCATCTGAGCAATGTCAATTAACGCTTGCTCTAATGATGTTTCGTTAAGGTCTGCTGAAGTTGCCAACTCATTTGAAAATGAACCTGCAACAGTTGGGTGATCAGTAGCGCATAACTCCTTACCATCTCCACCTGCATTTGCAGCATTAAATGCGTTGTTCAACACAGCAGCAGATTTTACCTGCTTAGTGTTTGCCGTAGATCTTGCTAATGCTTTTGTATATCTAGACGCAAGTCTGTCATACAAGTTATCCTCGATCGCTTCTTCAGTGATCGCGAATCCAAGTGCTATGGTTTCATGTTGGTAACGAGAAGTGAAAGTCTCTTGTGCATCATCGAATGATATACCTTGACCTTCAGCTTTGACTTGTGCGTTTGCAAATCCAGAAAGCATTACTTCTTCTTCAAATGCTCTGTCTGAATTTTCAACATCGTAAATCTCTGCGTGTTGATTCTCGTATCTTTTGTATTCCAGGCCGAATAAAGCATTTAAACCTGGCTCTAGTTCTTTAACTAGCTGTGATCGTGATATAGCCATAATCTATTCTCCTTATATACCTGTTGCCAAAGATCCAACTAGGTACTGATGCAAGTTACATTTTACAATAACTGAACAGTTCGCAGCTGTTTGATCTTCGTTTTCTGGATCTTCAGCTATTCTAACTACTCTCAATTGTTTAGCAGTTGTTGCTGCTGTTGAGATTCCTAGTTGAACAGAAGATAATCCTGTTGATGTACTACCTGCAGCAGCTGTTGTTGCATAAGTTAATCCAACTTTGGATTGTCTTAAAGCAACTGTACCACCTAATGTAGCGTCCGTTGCAACGATGTATTCTTGAAAAGGGTCATCGTTGACGAATGCTGTCACGTCTTCACTATTCGCAGGTGTTGTTCCTGTTGGAAAAAAGTTACTAAAAGTTGGTTTTTTAGATGTTGCATCTGTGTATGTTACACCGTTCAACACACCAACCATAGCAGTTCCAGCAGCAGCGGTAGTTATATAACCACCAGTTGAAGCATGGATGTTTACTTTTACAGGTTCACCTTGAAATATATTAGCACCATGACCAGCATCTATTTGGTATTTAGATTGACCTTGAATAGCAGGTGTATTTCCTACTCTCATTGCCATCTTTAGACCAAACCCTTGACTGTTTGCGTTTGCCATTTTTGTTTTCCTATATTTATTTCGTTGGTTTAGAAATTGTTAAAAGAACTATTTCTTTGTACCACCGAAGGTTACACGTGTTTGCCTATCTTGATTAATAGGCATACTTGGGTGCTGTTCCTTCATAAGATCGTTGTTTACTGCTTCGTCTTTTTCACGTGCCATACGAGCATAATACTCGTCACGTTGTTTTGCGATCTCTTCCGATATCCTTGCCAGCACAAGGCCTCCGCTTCCGATCATACCTGCGTATTTTCCTTCAGTATGGCTGTTGTAATGTTGTCCTGGATAAGCATCTGCTCTAACCAGTGACCAACCAGCCCTTAACTTGTTAGTTATATTATTAGAGTTGTCTTGGCCTCTTATTTCAGTTGCCAGCCATCTCTGTCTATAACCGTCTGGCGCAGGTGGTGCTTCCAGAGCGTTGGGTGGAGTCCAAACTTTTGGTTTTTCTTCCGCTTGCCTACTTAGGCTAGCGCGAGAGGTTTTTATATCCTTATCTGTCATATGCTTCTGCCCTCCTTCGCGTATTTTTCTCTTGCATAATCTTCTAGTGACACACCGATTCTTCTAGCAATTGCTACCTCTGTGGGTGTGAGTGACACAGTTTTGTTGCGTCCTGTTGCAGCTGGACGTTTAGCTGAAGCTACAGTTTGAGCAGGTTTTGCTTTTTCTGTAGTTGAATCATCGACTTTATCAAATTTGGATGGGAATTCAAGTCTTAATCTACGATCTAATTCATTAAAATAATCATCGCTTGAACCTTCAAATCCTTCACCCATAAGATCATCGTGAATATCATAAGCTGTTGCTGTCATACCTTTTACTTTACCAAACCAAGACTTATTATTATCTATCCACTCCTGAGTTTTCTCGTCAATAGGGGGTCTTTGTTGTGGTACAGGTTGTTGTTCTGTTTTTTCAGCTGTTGATTCCTTTTTTTCTTGTGACGCTTTTAGATCAGCTAATCTAGCTTCTTCATATCCTAATCTAGATATTTCTTTTTGTGCTTCTATTTCAGATTTGATATCATTATCTTCTCTAGCTTTAGCTAATTTAGCTGTTGCAGCTTGTACACCAGACTTAATTCTAGTTTCAACTTCAGAGACATAGTTAGTATCTAATTTTTCAAGTCTACCTTTTAACTTATCTCTTTCCGCCATAATTAGTTTTGTATACTCAGAAACCTCATCTCTTTGTCTTTCGGCTTCTCTTCTTTTGGCGACTTCCTTATTTATTCTTCGCTTAACGTTAAAACCATATTTTTTTATTTCTTCTTCAGAAAATCTTTTATCTGTTTGTTCTTTAGTTTCACGTTTATCTTCTTGAACTGGAACATCAGATTGCTCATTAGATTTCTCAGATGTATCATCGGTGCTACCACCGTCTTCAAGTTTTGTCTCACGTTCATTTTCATGTGACTTATCCTCCGCTGGTATTTTATCTTCTTGTTTATCAATTGTAGATTCTTCAATAGGTAATTCTACCTCTGCACCTGGGCCTGAAGTATCTATATCAACTGTTTTTTCTTCGTCTGCCATTACTCCTCCTTAAATATAATGCAATACAGATTCAGGGTCAGAAATAGTTCCTAACACTTCATCATCATTTAGTAGTCTAACTTCACCACCTTCAATAGGTAATCTAGAGCCTGCATATCTAGCAAAGATAACCCAATCACCTTCTTTACACCATTGTCCTGTTGGAAATTTATCAGGATCATTATAGCATAGTGGCCCCATTTTAATTACATAACCACAATTAGTTGCGGTTCTTAATTTTTCTAAGGACTCTTGTGCAATAATAATACCACCTTTTGTTTTTTCTTTTGGTGTAAAAGGTAATACTAATATTCTCCAGCCAGATGGTTGAGGTAATTTTGTTACTAAATCTTGTATATTATCAGGGGATAAAGGTTCTTTTTCCTCTGGTTTATTTTCTTTTTCTTTTTCGTATTTCTCTTGTAAGGCGTTCCTATGTTTTGGGACTTCCTTTTCCGAGTTCGATAATGTTGTCATCTTCTATCTTTTGCTCCTTTGGTTCTAGCAGGTTAGAGATTTCCTGTAATATTATTTGGTAGGCGTGTGCCTGTCCTAACATATACTTATATTTCTCCATGTTGTCAACACCTCCAGCAATCATTGCAGCAGAGATGTTATCAACATTAGTTTTTAAAAATTTTTGTATCTTCAGTATTAGTTCTATATCACTCATGTTTTTCTAGTCCTTCTTATTGATTCTTTACCTCGTTTAAATATTGCAGCAACTTCAGATTTACCCATGACTTTGGCTCTTTGTTCGCCAACAGTAAGTATTTGAATCTTTCTTGCAAATGGCTTAGATATTTTTTTAACTTTTGAAACAGTTTTACGAGCATCAGTAGGAGTTGCAAATTTAATTTTAACAGTATCCCTAGGATTCTCATCTGTATATAATCTTCTACCTGAACCTTTAGGTTTTTTTCCTGTTCCTTTTTTTGGATCCGCCATGTAATACTCCTTTTAATGTTTTAGCTTGTGCAGCATGTGTCTTTGATGCTTTTTGTAAACCTTTCATTACTTTTTTTATTTTTGCTTTTGCTTTTTTCATATTTTAAACTCCTGTAATATTTTTATTTTTTCTTCAGCTTGTGCAATTTTATCAATTAACTTATCAACCTCATCTAAATGTTGAGGATGTTCTCCAATTCCAACAGGTTTCTCTAAATAAATTTTTATGGTAGCTTCCGCAGATGATATATCTGCGTTATATCTATCTTCTAATGCTTGTAAAATAACTGATCTAAAATCCACTTAACATTTCCATCTTCTACGAGCCTGTCTTAGTCTTGAGTTAGGATCTTTCGCAGCTTTTGGAAATTGTTTCATTTGTCCTGCGCTTCGCGCACAAAAAGACTTACGTCTTTTGGCAGCTTTAGATCCTGGTTTGACTTTGCCAGTAACCGCTGTTTTTAGTTTTGAGCCAGGATTTAATCTTCTATAGGCTTTGACCCCAGCTTGTGTCATGCCCGCGCCCGATTTAGTCGAACGAAAGTTTTTTTTATTTCTTGGTGGCATTGTGCCTTTGGAATATTCAACTCTCATCATTAAAAATAAGTTATCCTCGTCATATCAACTATACCACCACTTGCTCTTTTAGTTCTTTTTGCAAATGTTGCTGCTCTACTTGGTGTAGGGCCTGTGTTTGATTTAGCTTGTTTTCTTCTTACGGCACCCGCACGTTGCCCTTTGGACATCGCTCTTGCTTTCGCAATGGGCACGCATTTTGGATAATTTTTTCTTTTTT